ATACCGCCCGCGGTATCGACGCCTTTATTGAAGGGATGACCTTGCACTTTGTCACCGACCGCGCGCCGCTGTCGAAGGCGGCAATCCGCATGATGGTCGGGCAACTGGCGGGGGAGAGGGCGCAGGAAGAAGGGCGCTGAGGCACAGCGAGGGATGCGTGAGGGCTAAATGCAGGCAACAAAAAAACCATTTATGTAAATGGGTTATTAAAAACAATGACTTGCAATATTATCAGCGAGTTAGGTTGGTGGTAAGGAGTGGCAATTACGGGGCAATGCCAACCGCTGCCGCCACTTTGTCGCCACTTGGCATTTATTACTTAGTGGTCCTTAAAGGCGATCCTCTACACTACGCTCCCGAATATTAGTCCACATTGGATGAACTATGAAGTTGCTGATCGCCTCTTTATTATTGCTGTTTTGCCCTAGAAAAGGATTTGAGTGGTTCGTTAAGAAATGTATCCCAGATGAATACAACAACTCTAATTTTAGCAACGCTTCATGTCTGTTACGAAAAAAAATCCACTCGGCAGCGATAGCTAATTTTGTTTTTTTCTCTATTGTAATAGCTGGCGTGTGGTATGAATGGAGGATAGAACCGACAATTATCAATTGCATTAAAGCCGGTTCTGCGTACATCGCACTAACAGTAACACTAGGGCGGGGTGGCTGGAATGTTCAGTCAAATAAGGGAAACACTCTCACGGAAAGAATTGATCGGAACATCTACAAGTTGGCACAGTACATCAATGTGGCAATTTTGCTGGTGACGTTGTATTACCCAGGAAAATGACTTAAATACTCAAAGTTGCTAAGGGGTTAAAACGTAACGCGGTTTCAAGGTAGTCAGGAGCCAGGTGTGCATAGCGCATGGTCATTTTTATGTCGTGATGACCCAGGATTTTCTGGAGCGCAAGGATGTTTCCGCCGGACATCATAAAATGCGCTGCAAACGTATGGCGCAGAACATGAGTAAGTTGCCCGCGTGGAAGCACGATTGAGGTTTTATCCAGCACAGATAAAAACTGAAGTAGCAGTCAGTAAAGAACTTGAAGCCGTCCAGGGCAATGATTTCCTCGTACAGCTCTTTGCTAATCGGGATGCTACGGTTCTTTTTGCCTTTGGTCCTGACAAACGTGATCCGATACTTTGTGACTTGGGAGCGGGTGAGGTTCACTGTTTCGCGCCAGTGTGCTCCTGTACTCAGGCAGATTTTAACGACCAGTGAGAGTAGTGCGTTTTGGCGCTCGCAGTCGTACAGAAGTTCTGTGATTTGTTCATGTGTAAGCCAGGCCATTTCCTTTCGGCAATAGTGAACTTGCGCATGTTCTCCAACGGGTTAGGTGATGCCCATTCTCCAAGTCGGGCCAGCTCGCTAAAAACGCCACTTAGATAGCTTTGTTCGAGGTTAATAGTTACAGGGCTGGCACCTTTCTTCCACTTCTCACTGAAATAGATTTCACCCGTTAGGCGTTTGTCACGGTAATGCGCGAACAATTTCGAGCTGAGATCAGTAGCAAGAGGGTTTCCGAGTGCATCTACCATCAGGACTAGCTTGTCGTAAACATGCTCGCCAGCGGTTATGGATTTGCCGTGTAGCTTGAACCAGAGTTCGACGACATCTTTCAGAGTCCGGCGATCCACCGATTCACCTAACCAGGGTTTAGCCTCTGTCTCATCCATCGTGTGGCGCTCAAAAGCCAGTGCTTCGCCTTTGGTGGCGAACTGCTTACGCACACGTCGCCCACTACGCCCGGCGGGGTAGCATTCACAAATCCATTTTCCTGTGTCGAGTTTTCGTACTGCCATAAAAAAGCCCTCATGTCTGAGGGTTAAATTTGACTGTGTATTTGAACAGTGATCAATGTATGATGCAGATAAGATCATACACATATACTGAAGAAGATAGAGAAAATAGCCTGAAATCGTGTTCGGTCGGATTTAATCTTTTTACAATTTATTCATTATGAGGTTTACTTATCCAAATCTACTGCAACTTTATATTATTAATTAGTTAACATATAGTTATTTCGGTAGTAAATTATGGTCGATCAGTTATGAGTTATCAGAGTTAACTGTTTTAACATATTAATTTGTAGGTGAAAATAATGTCAAAATATCCTGGGCAGCCAGAACAAGCACCAAAGTGGTATCGTGATAGAGGTCAGTCTTATATAGAGAGCGAATTCAGTAAAGAGTTAGGGGATCTAGCTGAAGCCATAGAAAAAGAGCACTGGTTTGGTGATCAAACGAAGCATTCGAGGTATCGGGTAGATTTCATTTTAAAAGATGCTCGTCTTATAATTGAATTAGATGGGCATGAGTATCATTCTACCAAAGATCAATTGGAGAATGATGCTATTAGACAACGTTATTTAATAAGGGCAGGTTATTCTGTAATTAGATTCACAGGTAGAGAAATAAATAGAAACGCTGCGGGTTGTGTTGCTGAGGTCAGAACACTATATAAAGAGAAAATGCAACGGGCTCCTGCAAAATATCGCGCAATGTATATAGATTATCCATTCGTATATCGAGAAACTATCAAGGCATTGAAATTTTTTAAAGAATTGCACCCAAACAGAGTTTTTAATTCAGTGCCAATTGATGAATTGATCCCCCATGCTATTGAGTGGCTCCATGAGAAATCTTTCATCACTGCATTTCTTTTTTATCCTCCTGAGGATGATCGTGAAGTACGGCATTTGGACGGGTCCATCAAAGAATATAAAAAAGGTGAGGTTAGGATTAATAACTTCCCAGATGAGTGGTATTCGTTTGAGTTAGGCACACACATGAAAAGTTATTCTCATCTTTTTGATGAGTTTATATTGGTTGCAGATGATCCAGTGTATATTGAACCATTAAGATCCGTATTGCCAGAAACATTCAGTAAATTTAAGATAGGTGATTATGAATTTGAGCATTTAGCAAATGGTAAATTATTACGGCATGGGAATGAGAATACATCATATATCGGAAGTGATCTTGTTCGAGTATCTTGGCAACGTTTGTGGTACGTAATTGGTGCATCTTTAGGATTATCCCTTTATGAAATGTAAACTTGAAATCAATTCTTTGTTTATGTCGAGAAAGTAATGTGATTAGTTGGGCCCATTAAGGGCTCAACTAATTTGACTCTTATACTACAACGAGTTCATCGCTAACCATACTTGAACTAGTTTTTTCATGCTCAATGGCTAAAGATTCTCTGTACTCTTTTGCTTCTGCAAACATTGTCCAATGCGCATCAATACTCATTTCTTTAATGGTTGATTTGATGTCTTTTATACCAACATTGAAGAACTCTTTACGTGAGTTAACTTTGTTTACTTGCTTATCGTTAAACACTTTGTGGAGATGATTTTCGAGTGATGGTGCATCATCACTGTAGATCATTGCATGCACATCGAATGAGAAAGGCACGCTGGCATCACCCAGCTCTCGAACGCGATCAAGAGGTTCGAGCCTACGCGTCATCCCAATCTTATAAACGTTTTCTCCAAAGGAACCGATGTTACTGATCACATATACGTGACCTGAACGTGTTTGCTGCGCCATCGAAATGGCTCGTTGGTTTTTGGCTTCAGCTTCTTCGTATTTAACTTGCAGCTCAGCCAGTTTCTGTTCGAGGGCTATACGTTGTTCTTCGCCTGCGAGCATCAGTTCTTTAGTCGCTTTATCAATGGCCTGTTGAATGGCTTTTTCTTCTTTTTCAGCTTCTTTTATCGCTTTTTCGTACTCGCGCCGCGCTTTTTCTTCTTCACGCAACTGTTCTTTGATTCGTCTTTGCTCTTCTCTTTCTTCGAGCATAATTTCATTTACAGCCACCCCCCATTTAAGTTCGTTGAGTCGGGCTTGTAAGTAGATATCGGTGATCTTGGCGGACCTAAAGGCTGAACCGTTAAAATTCACGAGCTCAAACGCATCTTTTATTTCTTGGGATAATTTACCGTAATTGTTATGTTTAATTTTTGAAAGGGAGCTATCGACCTTTCCATTAAAAGCATCTAGCACAAATTTAATTGCGGTGTTTCGTCTGTTCGGTTCGACATACTCACAGCTTGCCGCTTTGCTCGTTTTGATAAGAGACTTAGTCAACTCCCTGGCTTTTTGCAGCTCTTTCCCAGCATCTGTAAATTCATAGTTCTCTGCCAGTTCGTCCAAAACGCTACGGTTAGGAACTATCCATTCATCTCCGTATCCTTCAATTTTATTTTTCATTGATTTGGCGACAGCTTGATAGGTCTCTGCGAACTCTTTCGCTTCATATGCAGAGCCAGCAATTTCTTTTGCTCGTATCTCAGCATCTGCGATTATTTTCATCGCATTATCATTTGCATGGGAGATCAGTTCATCTGCTTTACTATTCGCGTTATCAAGTCGCTCTTTGGCTTTCAAGCGAGCATCACGAGCATCTTGGGTGATAGCAACTGCTTCGCTATTGGCGTTGCTTAAAATTAATTCCGCTTGGTGGTGGGCTTCGTTTACTGATCTTACAGCTTTTATTTGAGCTTCTTCAATCTTTTCTTTGGCTATAGTTTCAGCTGTTTTTATCTTCTTCTCCGCATCCAGTACAGCATCATGCAATTCTTGGTACTGCCATAAGGGGGCCGCTTTCCCTTCAAGCTCTGCATGTTCACGGATGGCCTGAGCTAATTTTTCCTGTGTTTCACCTAATTCACCTCCAAGTGATTTATTGCTGGAGGCTAAAACATCCATTTCCTTTCGATGTTTTTTACTTTTCTTGAAAAGTACAACAGATAAAATGGGAGAGAGTAATGCTAATAAGAGTACTACTACAATAAATAAATCCATTTCAAAATCCTTTTATCATATCAAATTGAAACAGTTGTGCTTCTTACATTTGCAATCACTTCTATATCTGAAAAAGCACATTCAAAACTAATATTTGCAGTGGAAATTTTAATCATGCCCTTGGGCAACCGTGTGATGAGTCTAATGGAATAAGTTCCATCAATGTTGATCAACCAGTGCCCATCAAGCACTTCTGCAAACTTTTGTTCACATATGTATGTAGTCAGTCCGTCTAGGACAACCATCGGAGCAGATAGATTTGCTGGAAGAAATGATGTGTCAAAAACATACGATCCATCTTCAACCATTCTTCCTGCTGCCAGACGAAACTTTGCGAGCTCTTCGGTGGGTGCTGTTTGAGAACTTAGCTTGAGGCCTTTCCCGGCGGTTAACCAATTAAGCGAGGTACCTGTTTCCAAGGCACATTGAATAATCCAATCTGCGGGGAAGGTATCTCGCATGTATCTGTTAGCCAATGTACTTGTTGACACTTCTAAGTGGTCTGCAAGGGCTTGCCGTGTTGTAAAACCATATGCCACGACCAATCGCTCAATCGCAGCCTTGCCACCCTGATTGGGATTTATTTTGATCTCGCTTGGGTGCTTTGACGTTGACATATCGCTTATACGATCCTGGAACCAATTTGGTTCCCATTTGGGGACTTGTCACGATTACTACCGGCTCACCACAAGCCAATAGGAGATGTTGCATCATGACCCCTAACATTTCAATCACTCTGAATACGCCGCACGTCAAAATCAAACGTTATAGCGAGCTGACCGGGCTGCCTGTATCTCCATAGCATGAGCCAAAAGGAACTGAGGGAGCTAAACGCGCGGCTTCGCATGGTTAAGCCAAAGCGTCAGAAAGGGGACAGGCAGAATGTGGATAATCAGCAGCGCCTGCATCTGGGGTATGAACTTAAATCGAGAGGCTTTGATGATTCGGAGGCGGAGATCGATCTGCTTCTGCGCGGTGGCAGTATTCCATCCGGTGCCGGTCTGCGTGTCTTTTACCGGAACCATAGGCTGCGGGAAGATGATAAATGGGGACAGTGGTACTGATGAAGGGGGCGCATTTTTCGCCTTTTTCTGCTACATCGGACACATCTGATTGAATGATAGAAAGTATTTTACAACTTAAAAAACGCATTACACTGTATTCATATACAGTATTTGACTGTGCGTATGTAGGGATGTGGCATTACATATCCTGTAGTGAGGATCGGAGGGAAAATGCAGTACTATCTTTTGGAGTCGTTGAAGCTCCAGCGTATTGATTTTTTTTCAAGCTTGTAGCGGCTAGTGAGTGCAGCGATGAAGAGAAGCGGCTTGCTATTCAGTAGGTTTCTGAGTTAACGGATGAGCTAATGGCGAAGATTCGTGCTCATGAATTCAACTGATCTTACCCAGCAATAGTGGACACGCGACTAAGTGGAGTAAACTCTCAACCAGAGGTGACTCACATGACAAAACCAACATCAACCACCAAAAAGCCACGCAAGCAGCACACTCCTGAATTTCGT